CTTAGTTTCTAAGTCCTTAGCCTTGACTTTTCCGTTCTCAGCCACATCGGCAAGAGCGGATTCTTCGTCTGCGCTCTCAATCAGATCCGAAAGCTGGGACTCAGTTTCTGCGACAACATTTTCTGCTTCTTCGATAGCATTCTTTTCATCACGGAAAAAAGCATCGATCACTATTGATTTCGGAATCAGGCGACCTTCCCAGCCGGTTACCTTCATCTCTCCTTTATTCTTGCCCTGTGTGATTTCTTCTTCGATATTGTCTGTCGCTCTTGCATTAGCATATCCATCCGGCTCGCTGATGATCAAAGATACATCATCATTCATAACTTCATTCCAATATGCCAATAAAACCTGATAAACATCGTATTTATCTATCAGTGTCAAGTGCTCAAATTCGGCAAGAATATCCTCCGCAAGACTTATGATCAACTCCCTTGCGGATACATCCTCATCAAGGGACGAAAGGACAGAATATTCTTTGGACTTCCATGCTGCGAAAGCCTCATCAAGTTTCTCACCGTATTCTGAGAACTCGGCGTTTTTATATATCGTCTGCCGAATGTTTTCGCGCTCAACATTCAAGCTGTAGTATTTCTCGCTAATAGCTGACAGCAGCTCAGATTTCAGCGAAGGAAATACCTCCCAGTACTTGGAAAGACCATCGATATCAACCGCTGGAATGCCACCATGAATATGCGCGTAGATATCCTGAATATCCTCCGGATCTGTGGAGTCAATATAGCGGGTGATGTTCAGGTTATACCCGTTCTTCTTTTCAATTTCATCGTTTGGTACGAAACGTGCATACTTTGGATCTGTAGTTATCTGCTCATTAAACGTCGTAATGATTCTATAGATATCACGTTCACGCAGACGATTCTTGTTGCCGTCCTTAACGTACCCACGGCTGGCATCAATCATAAAGATACCCTGACGATTAGCAGCACCTTCCTTATCAATTACGAGCACGCAGGCTGCTATACCGGTGCCATAAAACAGATTTGCAGGAAGGCTAATGATGCCCTTAATCCAATGCTTCTTGATAATAGCCTCTCTGATGGTGGCTTCTGCGTTCCCACGGAAGAGGACTCCATGCGGCAAAATAACCGCAGCCTTACCATTTGACTTCAGGGCTTTAAGAATATGCATGAGCCAAGCATAGTCGCCGTTCCTCTCAGGAGGCGTGTCCCCATAGCCCTCAAAGCGACCATACTCTTTACCGGCAATACCGTCGCGCCAGTTCTTCATGGAAAAAGGTGGATTGGCCACTATGTAATCAAAACGTTCAAGTACGGAGTTATCCGATTTATCAAGGTACTGCGGATTCGAGAATGTATTACCGCTCTTGATGGTGATTTCAGCCTTACGATGCAGAACGGCATTCATCTTAGCAAGACCGGCTGTTGTACTTTCCTTTTCTTGGCCATATCCCATAATCGGAATCGGAGCGGCATCGATAGCCCGGATCAATAGGCTGCCGCTACCACAGGCCGGATCGCATACAGTGGCGCTGGTATCCGTACAGCGACTGATACCTACCACATTGGCGAGGATTCTGGAAACCTCTGCAGGTGTATAGAATTGTCCTTTACTTTTTCCGCTTTCCGTAGCAAATTTACGCATCAGGTATTCATATGCATCACCAATGATGTCATCGCCCTCTGCCTTGTTTCGAGAGAAGTCGAGTTCCGGACGCTGGAAGATGGAAATGAGATCGGTCAACTTATCGACCATTTCCTTACCGCTTCCCAGCTTCTTCTCATCATTGAAATGAGCAATATCAATAACACCCTTCAGGTCAGCATTCTCATCAGCAAGGCGAGCTATGATTTTATCCATACCCTCGCCGATGTTTTTCTTTCCCTTCAGAGCAATAAAGTCATCAAAGGAGCAGCCCGTCCGCTTCTCCGGATCAGGATCTTTATCGTGTGCCTTATCAAACACCTTAATGTCTTCATAGGCTCCTTTATTCTTAAATTTATCAGTGACATACTTCATGAACAAAAGTGTCAGGATGTAGTCTTTATACTCCGAGGAATCCATGCCTCCGCGAAGTTTGTCACAGCTCGCCCACAGCGATGCATATAATTGCGTTTTCTTGACAGCCATCTTTGTCTGCTCCTTGTCTAATGATTTCCTTCGATTTTCTCCTTGAATCAGTCAGCGCTTTTACCGCTCTTAACCCATTCATCGAGTTCGGAAA